CCATCAGCTTCAAGTTTTGTGATCATGTGCGAAACCCTGTCAAGATTGACAGTTGGGCCTTCTGGATGTCCAAGTTCCCCAAACGCACGACCTTCAGCAACAAATTCTTTATTATAACGAGCGACTTCTTTATTAAGTACACTCATTGGATAGACACGACCATTTCTATTCTTTTGGTCTGCCTGCATAAAGATTCCACGAATCTTCATATCTTTACCACCGTCCTCTTTGGCTTCGGTGATGTATTCTACTTCTTGTATCTGTTCTGCAATTAATTTCATATTAATACCCCGAACTTACAACTGGTGTAATAAACAGTGATGTTGCACCACGAAATCCTACACCAATATCAGTGTGGATAATAACACCAGAGTTTGCGTTAATTCTTATTGAGCCTGTATCGCCATCATCTGCAGCGTTTCTAATTGTAACTGCTTGCTTTGAGCCGTTGTTGAACACATAATGTGCAGTATTCGACTTACCCTTAGTTGCTCCAGTGGCGAGTGCTTCTTCTGCTCCTAAAACTTTCATATCACTTCTTCCTAAATTGACAATAGTTCATTTTCAAAATAATCTAAAAGTTTCTTTGGCGGAACTTTAAACTTCTTTGAAACACTATTTATTGTTTTATCAAAAGTATTTAGGAAATCTGAGGGTTTAGACTCCATTTCCTTAAAAATAGCATCAACAGCATCTTTCATCTTAGGGGATAGTTTTTTATATTCCTTAGACTTTGTATGCTCATCCTTTTCTGGTAATTCCAATTGGAACTGTGAAATGGTTTTACTCACTATCTTCTTCTACCTCTGGAATGTGTTGTGTTACAAATGTTTTTGCAACATCTTTTCTTTTTGTTTCTAAAGCATCACCAACTTTAGCTGCAAGTGCAGCATTAAATTGTGTTTCTGCTGAGAGATTATCTCCATCTCCAATTGAGTCAACAAAATCTCTTACATTATTTTCCATTATTTATCTCCTTTTGAGGGATCGTTGTGAGCAAACATACCATCATCTTCTGGCGCACCCATTTCACCACCCTCTTCATCTTTTATTTGGTCTTCAATTTCTTCAATCTCAGGATCAGTCATTCTTAGTATATTCTTTCGTACATACTCTTTAGAAAAATATGTTCCAACATAGGACTCAATTTGTCCTAACATATCCAAACGATTTTGTAGAAGTTCTGCATTCTTTAGTTCAGTGAAGTGACCATCTGCAAGGAAGTCAAACTGAATGTGTTCCTTCATTATATCCCATTCTTCTACTGCGATTACACCCTTCAACACTAGTTGTGTTTTTAGCATGTCTGAGAAAAGAATAGCAAACTTCTTGCGAAGTCTTTGTACAAACTTTGTAAATTTTAGTTCATCTCTTGTAATGTTATCAGAACGTCCGATAGAAAATCCTGATTCTTCTGCAAGTCTTGATACAGGTACATTGAGTGAACGATATAGTTTTTTCTGGAAATATTGGATATCATCAATCTCACCAAGATTTGAACCGCCAGGCAAGGTTGTGATTTCTGTTCCTCTACCACCTTCTCTACGAGGTAGCCAGAAATCTTCTAACATTGACATATGATTTCTATCATCACGAATTTCACCAGTTCGTGCATCATACACCAACTTGTTACGATAACGATTCATCACATCCTTTAAGTATGCTTCTGCCTTCATCTTAGGCAAGTTACCAACATCAATATAGAAAATACGTCTTTCAGGCGCACGAGAGATACGATAGATAACTAATGCATCCTCAATCATACGCAACTGATTGACAGGTTTAATAGCTTTATTTAAATGGGAAAGGACTGTTCCTTTATGCATATCCACCAAACCAGATGGACAATAAGAAATTGCATCAGCAGTAATCTTTACACCAGTAGATGTTCCTGTGTTTTGATCAGCACCTTTTTCGTTATAGAGATAAAAATCCTCTATATTCTTTACCATATCCAAACCAGTTTTTGGATCTTTTTCTTTTCTTTGTTCTCTGACCTTCTTAATCTTGCGAGGGTCAATAAATCTTACTTCCTTAATTCCTTTGCGAGGCGCTTTAGTATCAATGATTTTATGATAGTATACTCTACCATCAACATACCATCTTCTAAAAATGTCATGTCCTTTTGCATTAAAGTCAAGCAAACGTAAAACTTCATCAAACTCATCTCTAATTTTAGATTTGATGTTTGGTGAAAATTTTAAATTGTCTAGAGAAATTGATACAGATTGATCTCTTTCATCAGAGACAATCGCTTCATTTACAATATCTTCAATTGCACTATCGCATTCTGCTTGTTGTGCAATATCACGATATCTACGAATTAAGTCTAGTTCGTTTTTGTCACGGCCGTCCATATCAAGGATGGATGCATAATGCCCACCACCTGATACAATATCCATTGTACCGTCATCAGTAGAAGGAGCAGTGAAACCATCACTACCCCCACTCTGATTCGCCCTTGTGATTCTGAAACCAAATAGTTCCGCCATACTATAGTTCTCCTAATTTTACCCAACTATTTAGTCGGTTTGTAAAACTAGATTATACGTTACTAGCGGAGAAACTTGTATATCTCCAAGTTACATCAAATGATTCAATATCACTTACAGTGTCATATGACAATTCGATTGGTGCAACTACAGTTGGCCAACAGTTTTTAAGAGTGTATTGTTTTAAAATTCTGTCATCCCTATCTAACTGTTGTACAGTCAACTGTGAAGAATAATCTGAAACACTTACGAGTCCAGTGTTTTCTTCAAGGTCGTTGATACCATTCATCCATCGCTCAATTGCATTGCGAACCATGAAATCAGTATCATTGATAACTGTTGTTGTCCAAGTTTCAAAAGTTCTGTCACCAGCGAGGAACAATTGGCGTCCTCTAAAGTTAACAGTTACTTCTGGAATTGTCTGGCCAGGCAACGAAGTCGCCTTAACCAAATATTGTGTTCTTACGGTGTCCAAACCTGTTGCAATTCCTGATGGTGTGGACATGATAACCCTATATTGGTTAGCCCTTGCACCACCACCGATAAGGTTTGATTTAAAATCGTCAATACTAGCCATTTAATTATCCCCCTACCTCTGAAAATGCTACCCCAGTTCTCACTGCGATAAAGTTTAGTTGAATAAAGTTGATTGATCTAGATGGTTTGACGTAGATATCTCCGACAAACTCATTTCTATCAATTACTTCACCTGTGTTATTTGTTCCATCTGCAACAACCTTGAAGTCAGTAATACCTCTTCTACCTTGTACATCTCTTAGGAACGGTTCAACAAGATTTTTGAATTGTGCTTGTGTGAACTGATCGTTAATTTCAAAGAGTTGAAACTTAGCAGCAGTTGCAATTGCCTTTTCAAGAACAAGGAACAATCTACGGACGTTAATCCTATCGAATGCACTTGGTCTAGACAATGCAGTTTTATCACCGAAGAGAACAGTACCTTGGCCTGGGAATGTGCAAACAGGGTTTACACGAGCAGGATAAAGGATATCTCTTTCTGCTTTTGTTGGGTTGTATGCAAGTTTTACTGAACCACGAATTTGTCCTCTGTTGTAACCAGCTGGTGAAAACCAAGGGTCAGCAACATTGTCTGCATTTGCACAAAGTCCAGCAGTATCACCGTTCAATGGAACGTAACGATACACATCACTATATTTGTCGTACATATACTTGTATCCACTATCGAATACTGCATATGAAGAACTTGCAAGAAGGTCAAAGAAACCTTTTACATTTGTTGTTTGTGCAGCACCTGTTGTGACACCTACAACATCACCTGATCGTGGTGAAATAAATGATACACAATCTTTTCTTTTTTCTGCAAGGTCGATTAGGTTGGTTGCGTGTGTTACACCACCAGTACCAGCAGGAGATTGTCCACCGATAATCAAGTTAACATTTACTGTGTCTGCATCACTAAATTTTTCGTATGCAACATCTAGTTCACCTACAGTAGGCGCAAGTGGATTTGCAGTACCGTCTGCACCACCAGTAAGAGCATCATTAGTGATACCACCTTTACCAGCTGTTGATGCGAATGTAGTACCAGAAGCTGGATTTGATCCAGCATTACTTAGTGATGAGGGGTGATCCAACCATCTTACATATTCTGAACCTAAGTTAACTACGTTTGCATAGAAGTTGCTGCTACCTTGTGGTGTTCTTGCATTTCCTGCCTGAGATACAAATGGGAAAGTTTCAAGTACTGAATTTCCTCTTTGTCCAGAAAGGTCGTTATCGAAACCACTGATACCACCAGTTTTGTCAAATACTACGACATGCATCTCATCTGAAACAAGTCCTCTGTCAGCAGCATAAGTTGATGTGCCTGGCGCAGCATCAAACAAGTCATAGAATCTCCAACGTCTGCGAACATTAGTTGCCGCAGCTAAGGCAGTTTTAAGTCCACCACCATTAGGATTGTCTAGTTGTTTAATTGTTAAGTTGTCAGTTGAAATT